TGTTATGTATTATATATAGTAGGTCTTGAACCAAATGTCAACCGAAAAGATTAAGCTTGCTGAAGGGGCTAGCGCATTACTAGCCCCATAGCAGATTAGCCTTGTCGTGTTGCTGCGTTAATCTCGTAGTCGTCTAGCACTTGGTCCCAGTCGTCGATCCCTCTAAGCATAAACTCGCGATCGTGTATAGACACGCCGGGCATAGCATCTTGTATTAGCACACCCGATTGCCATAAATCGTATTGCGCTTGCGTGCAGCTAACTTTGCGAGTAATAACTTTGCCCGTAAACGGGTGCGTACGTGTAACAAGCATTTTGTGCTCCGTTTTGCTGTGTTGTTATGTACTTAATATAGTGCGTCGCACTAGGTTTGTCAACCGAAAAATCAAAAAAAGTTAAGCTTGCTGAAGGGGGAGTGGTTAGCTCCCCCTATTTGTTAGATAAATGTATCTTGTGGATCTCCGTCGATCTCTTTGTGATGCTTTTCGTATTCCCATTTAGGGTTTGGGTCTACTTCCTTACAGTATTGGATGAAAGCGTCTGCGTCTGCTTCGTTAGTGAAAACACGGGCGATGTCGGACCATTCGGTGGAAGCGATAGTTACTACGTATACGAAGGTTTTCATCTTGTGCTCCTTTGCTGTTTATATTTTTACAATAGCACCTTACATGCGATTGTCAACAACTATCGTATAAACTTTTAGATGAAAGATTAAGCGTGCTGAAAAAGAAAGGACCCGGAGGTCCTTAGTTTTGGGAGAGAGAAGTGTCTGGTTACAGAATGGTAAAGAACGCTACTACAACAATACCCATAAACGCTGTACCTGCTACTGCGAAGAAAAAGTTTTCCAAAGACATCGTGTATTCCTTGCTGTTGTTATATACTTAATATAGTGTGTCTTGGATCAGAAGTCAACCGAAAAAGTGATCTTTTTTGAAAAAAGATTTAAGCTTGTTTAACGCCTACTCGATGAGCATGAAGGCGTTGTACATCTGTTCAAGGAACTCGGCTTCTGCCTTGTTGTGCGTCCAAGCAAATCCTCGTGTACGGAACAGACCCAGTTCAGTGTCTACAGTGTAGGCGTGACTGAAGTTATTGGTCATGTTCTCGGAGCTGGTAGCAAGAACAGTCTTGTCGTTGTCACGGTAGAACTGCCACCATTCCTCTGCACCCATCTCTGGACCTTCGATCATAGCAGTGTAGGTCTTGTGACGATCTACAAGGTGACTGCGGTTGATGCCCATACGTGATACTTTGCGGAAGTCGTTCTGTTCAAACACTCTGAGCGCTTCTTTGGTTACACCTGTGACAATCCAGTTGTCCTTGTAGCCGCTGAGCAGTTCAGTCAACATACGAACTCGCTTGGCAGTAGGAGAGCGCATACCGCGGATAGCCATAAAATCTGCGTAGTAGTCCTGGGGAGTCATTACAGTCATCATGTGCCTCTTTGCGTTGTTATATATATAATATAGTGCGTGTGAGCTCAGAAGTCAACCATTAATATCATCTTTTTTAAAAAAGATTTAAGCTTGCTGAAGGGGAGCGCCTAAGCAACTCCCCAACACAGCAATCGTTAATCCATACGTGAGCCAGCGTAAGCAGTAAAGCCGTAGCTCTTGAGCACTTTGGCATATGCTTGTGCGCCTGCTTCTTTAATCTCAATGTTCTGTCCACCGTAGCCGCCCGGGTTCCATACTTGGAATGTGCGAGTGTAGTCTTGGCGTACTTCAGCAGCCTTGAGCTTACGGCCCAACTTGGAGTTGCCTTTTACTCCGCTGATGTGTACCCAGGAGAATCCGCAAGCTCCCCAACAGTCACCGTGTTTTTCGTGCAGGGCGTTGACCTCATGTTCCGCTGCTTGATGAGCTTCGTTGAGGATTGCTTCTACTTGTGCTTGCGTCATGTCGTTGTTCATAGGTGCTACTCTCTTTGCTGTTATGTTTATTAATATAGACTCTATTGATACAAGAGTCAACAACTATCGTATAAACTTTTAGATAAACGTTAAGCGTGCTAAAGGGCACCGAAGCACCCTTTGTTCACAACTTACTTACGACGATAATCCCTTGCCCGCTCGTAATCAGCATTTCGAATAGTGTCACGTTGACGCTTCACATGCTCACGATCCTTACGAGCCGCATACACAGGATCAATTATGCGCCGGGCTAAGGTGTATACACCGTATGCTACCCACGCAACCAAAAGAAAACCAACAATAAACTCGGACATTAACTCGGACATGGTGTGTGCTCTCTTTGCTGTTATGTTTATTAATATAAACTCTATTGATACAAGAGTCAACAACTATCGTTTAAACTTTTAGATAAACGTTAAGCGTGCTGAAGGGGGAGTGCTGTTTACTCCCCCTTGCCTACTGTAGCTTAGCCCTCGAAGGGCACACGATTGAGGCGCAAGTAAGCAGCATTGCCGCGGGAGCCGATAGCCCGATACTTTACAGGGATGCGTTCAAACGCAAGACCCATTGCGATATGTTTGAACGCATCATTCATGTCACTCTGCTTGTCATACTCAACACGGAACGTAACGTTGCGATGCCCAGGCATGCTGTTGTTGTCAGTCCACGAGCCGCTTACTCGTACGTCGCTGGTAGCAAGGGTGTTACGTACATAGTTGCGGGCTGTTTTAGTAGTAGCTGCAATAGTTCTCATAGTGTGCGTGCTCTCTGCTGTGTTGTTATGTATATAATATAGTACGTGTGAGCTGAGAAGTCAAGAGAAAAAATCAATCTTTTTTAAAAAAAAATTAGCTTGCTGAAAATATTTTTCTCTCGGGGCGGGGCATAGTGTACCAGGGGGCGGGGGCGTATATAATATACATAAAATTTTATATACTACAGCTACAAGCCTTTTTCTCTAAAACTTTAAAATTTTTAAAACTCTAAAACTCTATTACAAGCTTATTTAAAATACACCGATACAAAATCACCACCCCGAATCTATAAGTACTACCCTAGAATTTTTTGCGCAGCAAATTTTTTTACCCTGTAAGACCCATTTCGGGTGTAGAGCGCTCTACATAGTAGTAGCTCTCCCGGCTTCAAGAAATAGACGCCTAGCGCTTGCGCTGGCGTATAAGTGCGTAAGGGGAATTTCGGGCGAAGCCAGAAAACTCCTAGCACTTAATACAGTGTTATACAGTCTTCCATTTGTCAGTAGCGTATCGTATACCGTTCCAACGCATCAGTACGTAAGTCATCTGTTGTTCAGTAATGTATACACGAGTGTACTCAGTGCTCGTGACTGTGTATTCACCGTTCTCTCGCAGCCATGCCAAATACTCAGCTACCTGTTTACCACCTTGTGTTGTAGCGGGTATAAGGTCAATCATACTGTCAGCACAGTCGTCATCTGGTTCTAGCGGCAAGTAGGTGTTTGCTAGGTTGTCAAGCCATACTGAACGCACAGTTTTAGTATAGTGTACTATACTGGTAGCCAACGCCATACTCCAATTAGATCAATGATCACATATATCACTGAGCTTGTTATGATGCCAGGGTAACTGTTTAGTGTAGCAAACACACCCATCATTGAGTCTTTGATCACAAACAGCACCATAGCCCAGAATACCCAAGTGTTGCCCAAGTTCAAGCTTACAATCAGTGCAGCTGAACAGCCAGTTAGCATCTGTGCCCATTCGAGAAATTGTGTAGTTTGACTTTTCATAACAGTATTATATAGCTGCTGGTTAACGGGGATAAAAATTATCAACGCCGCGAGCTAACCCTGGCAAAAAATATTTTGAACGCAAGCTAACCCCGTGGATTCGGTTAAATACAAGTGCTATTTGTTAACTGGAGGGCTCTCAAATGGATGTTTCGAAACTAAGATTACCTATTGCGCTTGTAGTTGCTATTATCATGCAGAGCTCAGCAGCAATATGGTTCTTTGCTCAGCAGAGTCAAACTGTGAGTACTATTGAGCGGGACGTGGCAGCGTTGACTGAGAGAGTGTCGGTTGAACGGTTGGTCAATGACGAGCGTGATATTCGTGACAATCAATCTGCTATCACAGATGTGGTTGACACTGTTGACGGGGTTCAAAGCAATCAAATTCTACTGCAAAATAGAGTGTCACAAGTTGAAAGACAGGTACAAGGTGTGGAAATACAGCTTCGTTATATAGTAGCACCACTAAGGCAGGATCTGTCAGGGTCAGCTGATCCGCACAGCTACAATTCTAAAGATGGCATGTAGCTATGCGTAGCTTTGTGCACCGTGCTATCATTGCAGTGTTGACCGGGCTAACAGTGATCTTTGTTGTCTACGTGTGGGGTAGTCAACTGCTGTTGCCTCATCTATCACTGTAAAACGTCTGAACTTCTTATAAATACTCAATAAGGAGTATATAATGAGTGACGATCTCAAAAAACACATTCAGTTGGTAGAAAGTCAACTAAATGAAAACCCACTGAGTACTGCTATGCGAGCAGCAGCAAGTCTTGGACAGGGCAGCAAAAAAACAGCTAGAATTATGCCAGATCCAGAGGACGACATTATTCCAAGCAGCCGTGCGCTAACACCTGCTACAGAATTGCCGCCCGGCATTGACGCTGAGATTGCACAGCGCATTACTGTGCTCAAAGCAGTGAAAAATCTAAAAGATCGTCGACAGATACTTACTCAGCTTGATCAAGCTGAAGGCCTACTGCGTGCTATTGATCAACTACCAGAAGACATGGTGCGTGATGCACTCAAGAGCACAGGTATTAGTATTAACCAAGTGCGTATGCTTGCCAAGCGTATGACACGTATCAAAGCACAAGTTGAAGACGCTAAATCAATGAATCGTCGTGTGTGGCGTGAAGCAGTTAAAGACGCTGGAGAAATCAAAGCGGCTGCTCAAAAAGCAGCTAATGCCACTGACGTAGAAGCTGTGAGTGTTGTTGTCCGCAACACTGTTGCTATTGCTGCGGCTGCCGGCTTGATGGGTTTTGTTGCTGCAGCAGCACTAGAGCAACGTGACGATGTTGAAGAAGACGTACAGCTAGATGAAAATCCGTTGGCACTAGCAGCTAGACTGCTAGGCAGAGGAGCCAAGCAAAAAGCCAAAGCACGTAAGGCTGATGAGCTAAAGCAGTTTCGCAGAGACATGGAATACATGCCACAACTTGAAAAACCTCAATCCAGTCGGAGAAAGGATGACATCCTAGACCTAGACAACATGCCACGTCTTGAAAAACCTCAAGCTGAACCTATAGATCCTAACATTAAACCAAGTAAGAAGGGCAAAGCTGCGCTGACAAAAGAACCAGGCGATATGGGCGACTACTACAAGGCAAACTATCAGCCGCATGAATTAAGTGTATTTACTGGCAAGCCGTTGAATGCTCTTGAAACGGTTATGCAAAAGGCTTTTCGTGTAGCGTTTGTGTTTGTTCCGGCATCAGTGTTTGGAGTAACAACTGGCATGACAGCTAGTGATGTAGTGATTGCTATCCAAGAGCCTACAGATAATGACCGTGAGAGCGTAAAGCGTATGCGTGCGTACATTAAAGAAGGCTTTGGTAATCAAGCAGCATGGTTAGCAGATCTTACTGGTGAACAAATAAACGCACTAAAAGATTTTGTTCGGACAGGCAATTACCAGCCTGTAGACGAAGAAGAACTAACGCAAAGAATGGAAGCATTACGAGCAAGGCTCGAAGCAGAATAAGAAACACCGGGAGAGGGCGAAACTTAGGGGGTTGTCTTAGGGCACCCCCTATTTTTTTGAATAACTACTTGTATGACTGCTTTAATTATAACAATGATCGATCCGCATCCTATTGTTGACTTATTTGCAGAGTACAGCTTCGGCATACGTATTCAGAGTCTAGTAGACTACTTGTTTGTCAATCACAACATTGAGAGCGAAGCAATAGCATATAATCAAATACTGTTTGAATCCGAGCGTGACGCTAGCATTGCTGCGCTGATCATTAGCAGCTTCGACGACGTTAAAATAGTCTAAAAAATACAACCACGTCTTACGGGGTATTTTAACGTGTTGTTTTATACCGCACGACCTGGCGTGTGTAAAATTTTTCCTATATAGCTGCGTAGTATAATGATACTATTATGAATTTTTTACTCTGGAACATACGGTATTTGGTCTAACGGTGCGTCGTCTGTCGCAGTAAAACCGCTGTTGTAGTCTGGCAGATCACCTAGCGTGTACGGCAATAACTTTTTGATTTCTCCAAACGACACAGGCTTAATTTCACCTTTGCTGAGTTTAGATCGGAATACGCTCGGTCGAAGTATAGTAACATCTTGGAACTGATTTAGTCCAGCTTCAATGTCATCAACTATTTTTACATACCTATCGATCATCTCAGCTACAGTCCTAACAGGGTTTAATAATCCAAATCTTTCTTCCCTAGCTAGTTCTTCTACTGATTTTTTCTGAAACTGTTTTAAAGTTTCTTTAGCCCGAGGAATACCCATTTTGTGCGCCCTGGCAAAATCACCGTATTTAAGATCGCCTAGCAGATGAGATATGCGTCCTACTAGCTGTTTTCTATACTGTATTTTTAGTGCCATCTCACCTTGTATAGTAGCAAGCTTATCAAAAAAGTTATAAACATCTTCAACAGCTTCCAGCGCAGGCAGTTGTCCTGTTTCGATAATATAACGATACATTTCGGCTAGGCCGGGTGTTAGCTGTAATAGAGTTGCGTTTGCATTGTCACGTTGTTCGTTGCGCTCTGGGTTGTCAGGATCTATTACATCTAAGTTAGCTGGCGTAATTTCTTTTGCGCCAACTTTCTTTAGGAAGTCGCCGACTACCTTGCTTGTTTTGTAGTAAAGGTCACGCCAGTAGCTAAGTGGATAATCTTGTGTATTGAACAGGTCGTTATCAAAGAATGACATTCGACGGTTCGGAACCTGTGTTCCCCAGTCCATTGTGTAAATCATAGCGTGCTCAGCAGTTGCACCTTTGTCTGACTTATCCCATAGACCTCCCCAGCTATTCCACCATACTCCGCCTTTGCGCAGGTCATCTGGCATTGCGTCACGTAGCTCTGGAATAGCCATAATCATTTGAAATGCTCTGTGTCGCATTTCGTGTGCTAGTGTTTTAGATATAGCAGTTTGATCTAAGCCAAGCGCTCGATCCATTAGTGTTACTGCTGTGCTATCACCAGATTTGCTGTCGCCAGTACCGACGCTATTTTTATATACTCCGAGGTAACCTGTAGGAGTTACTTCAAATCTTACTTGATCCCATCTACCGTATTTTGCAATCTTCTTTTGTCTCGGATCGCCCATCATTGCTAGCTGTAGCATAGGATCTTTAATAGTGTTTAGTTTATCACTACCGCCTAGTTTATTCAGCGTGTCTAGATTAGCAGCAAACACTTCTAGATCATATTCAACCCAATGTTGCTGCGTGCTAGTGTTTACTGTACGACGTTGAGGACCTGTGCTAGAAAGACCTACATCTAGAGCACCTGCACGAGCATCGTCTTGATCTGCTTTATAGTTCTTGCGCACTATGTCTGCTAGCTCAGGCGTGATCCACATATATCTAGGTATGTCAGTTAACTGGTGAAGTTTAGATTGATAGTATTCGTAGTCGTCGCCCACAGCAACCATGTTGCCTTTTTGTTGTCCTTTTGCGTACGATGTCTGATCGTTCCACATGTTGATAGCTTGGTTGATGTCCACGTCGCCGGGATAAAAAGGATCTTTGTCAATAGATGCTTGTAGAAAGCTTTCACCCCGTGCGTCGTTATTAAAAACTGCTAAGCGATCAGAAAGGTTTCTGCCTAGCGCAATACCAACAACATACTTTACGTAAGCTTTGTATAGTGTGTCGCCGTCTGAGATGTTACCGTAAACACCAGATACGTTTGCCCCCTCGGGATACTTTGGAATCATGTCGTAATGAGGTACATCAAACGGATCCCAGTCACTCCGGTCAATTGGCTTGTCTGAATATTCTTTATACGGCTTTACTAACTCACGTTTTGCCAAAGACGGAACATTACGATGAGAATAACCAGAACTGCCACTAGTTGGCTTGTCTACTGGCTTTGTTGGTGTCAGCGGCACTTGATTATCTGCCGGTGTTACATAGCTATCAGAATTATAAAGACGATCGACTCCGCTTACGCCTTTGTTGCGATCGTCTTTAATTTGCTTCATGCCGTCGGCAATTTCTTGTTTTGAAAAATTATAGTATTCTTTTACTAGTAAATTTTGCGAGTCGTTAGCTAAATGGGAGTTTAGCAGTTTAAGTAACATTGATAAATTAGATACTCTAGGATAGCGAGCAAATGCTGATATCATGTCTGACTTATGATCGTCAGTTGCTGTAAACTTATTGTACATAAGATTCGGACTAACAGAAAATAGCAGCATAGCAATAGCACGATTAGCTGCCTGCTCGTCGCCAAAAAGATCTATAAGTTTTTTATCAAACTCAGACCCTTCTGACTGTTCTATTAACTGACGTAAAAACATTTTGATTCCTTAGTGATAAATTATTTATCACTCGTCAGAACCTAGATTGTTTAGGAAAGATCTTAGTTGCGTGCTGTCTGTCTCTGTTTTAATTTTAGGAGCCGAAACTCCGTCTGTTGGATTAGACGAGGTAGTTTCGTTGCTTGCGTTACCACGTCTAATTTTATCTACAACACTAGATGTTGTAGCTTTGCCGGAGTCATACTCGTCGTTCTCGTCAATATCAACAATGCGCAGTGTGTCAACATCAAACCCAAGATCAACTTTTGATCCAACCCCGTTAGACGAACGTGTCTTCATTAACTGAATCTGATAGCGTCCGTGTTCACGCATAGCACGACTTGTAAAAATACCAATCACGTTGTCTGCTGTGTTAATCTTACTCAAGCCACCGGAGATGTGCGAGTGATCAAACTCTACTTCTTCTACTGCGCCTCTGTTCAACTGCGACGCTGTAACAAATACACAGTTTAGATCCATTGCCAAGTTACGCAGTTCTTCCGATACGTATTTGTCCTTAATAAACATATCACTCGGCGAAACCTTAACACTCATTGGCATCATAAGATCAAGATAGTCAACCAGCACTACATCAATCTTGTTACCTGTTTTAATTTCAAACTCTTTAATATAGCTTCGTAGATCATTAGCAGTTTTACCACTTGGCATATACTTGACCTGGAACGCACCGGCTTTTTTGCCGATCATTCTAACTTTCATCTCGACGTCATCAATGTCTTTGAAAACGTTCTTGCTAGGCACGCCTGTAGTCATAGAGTCTACACGCATACTAACCAAGTTCTCCGACAGCTCGAAAGTAAGATACAGAACGTTCATGCCTTTGAGACACCAGTTCACTCCGAGATTTGCCATAAACAAACTCTTACCAGAACCAGAGCCGCCTGCGAAGATGTTTAGCTCACCTCGGTTAAAGCCACCGTACAGTTTAGTGTCGAGGCTAGACCAACCTGTGCTTACTTGTCCGTTCTTATCTTTAATTGCTTCGAGTCGTGCTTTGGGATCTGCGAAGTAGTCAGTACCTAGATCTTTTTGTAGACCAATCTGTACTGCTTTCTTTACTAGATCCTCAACAGGGCCATACTCGCCTTTCTCAAGTAGATCGGCACTTTTAAGAATTGCTGCTTCAAGTGCCTTGTGTCTACTGAAAACTTCAAACTCAGCTAACAACCAATCATAGTGTTCTTCACGCAGAGCTCCCGGGTCGGTCAAGTTACTTTGCGTACTTGCATTAACCATCTGAAACGTAGGCAGCGCATTGTGCTCAATGACATAGTCATTTAAGAACTGTGCTGCTGACTGTAGCTTGCGATCGAATGCCTCAGGATTAAAAACACTTTGACATCTAACAAACGACTCTGCGTCTGTCATAAGCATTTCTAGATATACCTTTTGTATATCATATCCGTAGTCGTTGTTCTGAGTTGTTTCCATATATTTCTTTCCTATCTATCTTCGTACACAAAAGGATCCTGATCTCGAAGCTCTTTTAATCGCTTACGAAATTTAATCTCTTGTTTAATTTTTCTAATTGGCCATGATAACACATTAATTAACCAAACCATTTCTTCTCCTGTAATTTAATTTTAACAGCATACGACTCTGCTTGTGTTACAATACTATATAGTGTATACACTTTTCCGTATTTGTCAACCGCATCTGAAATGTCTTTAATATCTTTACTCCAGTTGGGCATACTAACACTCCAACCTTGCTCAATAGCATAAGGAATAAGTTCACGACCTTTCTTATCTCGATCAGGAACTACAATGATTTGTTTATTAAGTTGATTAATCATCATTGCCTGTTGGTCGCTTACTTCACTGCCCATAAGCGCAACGCCATCAACATGAATGGCGTCAACTACTCCCTCGCACACGATAGCAAACAATTTGTTGTCTGTTTGTGCGTCAAGATTAAAACAGTAGCCGGGCTGTTGTTCGGAAAGATACTTTACCTTTTGATTAGGCGAGATAGTTCGGCCTGTCCATCCCACTAATTCATTTTTATAATAAAATGGGATAACAAGTCTATCTCGATATCCTAAATCACTCGACCAATAAAAATCATGATCGTCTGTGTTTAGGTGTCGTTGCTGCATGTACTCAAGAATAGATACATAATATTTGTTATTATAATCTGTAACATTTTGTACTTTTAAAGAGTTGGGTGGCAACTGAACTGCTGTAAAGCTAGGGAGGTTAACATTAAGTTGCTTTACTTCCACGCCTTCGTTTTCACGCATTACTTCAAGGGCAAGTTTGTTAATAATGTCATCGTCAACATTAAGCCATTGAAGAAAGCGCCTTAGCTTATACGAAAGATTCCTGCCGGGTTGCCACCCAGTTTTATATCCACAATTAAAACAGTGATATGATACGCCGCCGTCCGACCCTTTGATAATTCCTCCACGTTGCCTTTTGTCAGTAGCATGACCGTTATGATGACAACACGGAGCATTGAACGAAGTCCACCCAGATGGCGTGGTCTTTTGTTTTGACGGCAAGTATTGAGTAATGACATCTTGGACTACATTCATACTCTAATTATAGCAGAAATGTGTTGATAGTCAAGTTAAATATTGTTGAGTTGGCTACTTTTTTCTTAAGTATCGAACTAAGGATATAATACTGTACATAGTGTCGTCGTCGGCTTGTTCCTTGTTGCCTTGGTCTAGGGCATTTTGTGCATCGGCAAGATCTATTCGATCGTCCCAGTCTGGATATCCTATTTGAGCAAAATATTCTCTAGCTTCGCTAGTTAACTTTAGCCAAGCTTCGGGTGCTGCGATTTGATCTTGGGGCGGAATAGTACGTTCAAATAATTCTCTAATTAACATCAGTTTCTCACTAGTATCTTTGTAATGTCTTCTGGGTCTGCTTTAGCAACAAATCGTATGTAAGTATATACGCCGTAGAAGTTTGTGTGTACTGGTGTTGTGGAACCATCGAACGAGATAATCTTAACATCAGTCCACTCAGTTGTGTCGGTTACTTGATTTTCAAGTGTTGCTTGGATAATAATATCACTAGCATAGCCCTGTGTGTAAAACGCAGCAGTATGTAGCGCTTCATTATTGTTAGTTTCAGGTTTTGCGTATGCTGATTCACTATACCATGATTCAGTACTATCACCAAATATAAGCTGTTCAGTAAACTGCGTTACTTCAGTTGTAGGGCGTGGATCAGGATAAATTGTATCTAACAGTTTAATTACATTTGTGCCGCCGAAGTGTGCGTCAACATATGTTAGCACAGTTTCGTTTTGTGCGTTCTTAAAGTAAATGCTGTAAGATAGGAACTGGCAATCTAAGTTTTGTAAATCCTGCGCAGATAGCACTACTTCGAACAAGCCTTTGTTTTTGATAGCAGTACTAGTGCTACTATCACAAGGTGCCTGCTGTCCGTTAACGCCAATGCGCTCGATCACTGTAGCTCTATTTTCATCGTATGCTACAAAGTACGGCGTAAGGCCACTAACGTCTTGCGGCTTTTGATCTGAGTTTAGAAGCCTAAACTGCAGGGTGTTATCAATGCCTTTATATACTTTTAATTGTTTTTCGTACACTTTTCTAAACTCCGTCACAAATCCAGACTCATTAGATATAATGTCAGTTCTTTGATTTACTAAATATACTGGCGTGTTTTGCATGTAAGTATTTATAGAATTTATGTTATTAAAAAATATTGAAAAAGAGTTTCCATTTATAAGCGTAGTCACATACGGCGGTAACGAGTATGTTGGTATCATTGCCAACCAAGACTCGCTAGTTACCAACATGTATGTGTTTACAGACCTTCGAACAGACGATGAGAAGATGCGATTTTTAGAATTAGGTCACGCATGGTGGTGGGAGTCTAATAGACTAATACCTATTAATATATTCATCCGTAGCGAGATTCAACCGTTGTCGTATTGTATGCAGTCGATGAATACCAAGGATGTAAAAATATCATTTGGTCCTTGCGTAAACTTACAAGACCTTACAGTAAAAAGAATTAAAAGAAAAAGCGTTCAGTTAGTTCGTAAGCCAAAAAACTAATCGTAACCGTGGGAAATTTTCTCACATAGCAAATTCATATGTACCATAACAGCCATAGCGTATGAGAACGAATGGCTTCTCTTAAAAAAGTATTCGTTGCCTGTGGGCTTAACCCATACTTCTTTTAAAATAGTATCCCAATCAGAATCAACTAAGTGTCGCTTAGCAGGGCGTATTATTGCTAGTGTAGCTGCTAACTGTTCAAGGGTCTTTGGCTGTAGTTTGCGCAGGATGTCGTTGTGTCCATTAAGATGGAATACTTGATCGCTAAACTCAGGCGCAGCTAACAAGTCCCACAAAGGTTCAGTATTAACAAGTTGATCTAGATGATCATTATCGCGAACATCTTTATAGATGCTAACGTTTAGAAAGTCAAGTTTAAAGTAGCCGCGATCATCGGCTTCTTTGTAATCAATAGTAGCATTGCCGGTCACAGGGTTGTGTGGGATCTCAGTTGGATAGATCCCAGTGTTATGCTTTTTGTCTTGCGACAGCATAGCAACCCTGTGCTGTAATTTTTCAAGTATTACAGAACGGTCAGCAAAGTCAATGTCAATATCAAACACGGTTTAACTTTTTAGTAAGTTTGTCAGCTTTCTTTTTTGCCAAGTCGTACTTCATTCTAGTAACTCGATCTTTAAACGTAATACCGTTTAAGTGATCAAATTCATGCAAGAACAAACGTGCGCTGTATTCGCTAACTGGTTGTGTGACGAGCTCAAGATTTTCGTCGTAGTATTCAACAAGGATCTCAGCCGGGCGAGTTACAGTCATAAACAAATTAGGGAAGCTCAAGCAGCCTTCGTGATCAAGCGTAGTGCGCTCGGTGTGTTCAAGTACTCGAGGATTAATAACCATTACAATATCATCACGAGTGTTGCCCATAATGAATAGCTGCTTGTTAAGTCCTACTTGACTTGCGCTCAAGCCAATGCCTTGATTGCTAAGCATGATGTCAGACATTTCTGCTTTAAGTTCGTTTGGATCAAAATCCATGTTTTCAATCTCAACAGCATCTAGTTTTTTATCTAGAAACTTGTTTGGGTAATATAACAGATTCATAGTTTACTTTCTTTTGCTACTTGTTTTGCTAATTCAACATCGGCTGGTTTTCTTCTAAATTGTATAGACCAATGCTTTGGATTAATAATAGTTGTAATCATTTCAAGTTGTTCGTCTGAAAACTTAGACAACATTTCCTTGCCTGTGTTGCAGTTTAAAATCAACCACGGCGATACTTTACCGTCTTTAATATGCCATACTGCTCTATTTGGATTTACATATTTAAAATAATGATTCCACGGCGACGGTTGATTTTCAGTACTCCATTCAGTCATGGTTTGAATAGATCGTTCGAGTGCTGTTGCTACGTCTTCTTTGAGAATTAAGTCTTGTACATACGCTTCGTACAAATCATCACGACACCAATGATCTAATCTCACTTGACTTGTTACTACATGGTCTATATATTTTTCCATGTAGAGCGGTTGTACATTATTTAGATAGCTTCCGAATTTCACAAACGCATTATAAAAGTTAGACTTGCAAAAGTCGCTGTATGTTTTATCTTTTTTACTGCCTGCGCTAAGTTTATAAAATCTGTTAAATGCCCACATACCGAGCACTACAGGCTTTTCATCTTTTTGTAACCAGCGTCGCTTAGGCTCGCACATATGAGCAAACAGCGTCTTCTCTCTACTGAAGCTCTTGCTGCAATATTCGCAGGCGTGCGTCTTACTTGATGGCTTTTGGGTCAAGGCCATGTTCCTCAGCCAGTTGCTTGAGTTCTTTTGTTGTATACGTTCCAGCAAGTATTTCTACCTCATCCATTTTCATATTAGGGTACAGCTTCGCAAGGAAGTTAATTGCTTTTGAGTCTGTGCCTTTTTTCTTCTTTAGTCCGATCCAAGGATGGAATTCTTTCTTACCTGTTTTGCCAGCAACGCAAAGTATTTGCCATTGTAGCTTAGGATGCTTAGCGCCTAGCTCTGCCCAGTTCTTGTTGTAGTATTCGTTAATTTTAAATACTGCTAGTTCTTGCTTGTCTCTATTGCCTCTAACGCTGCTAATGTAACGATTAAGATTCCACAAGTCACCTTTGATATCTTTCTTACCATCCTCGCCAGCAGCGTCATACAGTTCTTTGATTCCCATATCAATAGCTGGGATTAATTCTTTAAATAGATCTAATTCTTTGTTCGCCACTTTTCTAAGTCCTCTGGTGTGTTGATCTCCATGCCGTCGAAGTCAACCTTTCGTATGTTTATATTAACACCATTCTGTAGAAAACGCAACTGTTCTAATTTCTCTATTTTTTCTTCTTGGGACTGAGGCATAGACTTATAGCTAACTAATGTCTTCCAATTGTAGCCATACACACCGAGGTGATGATCGCCGTACTCTAAGCTTGCTCTACAGAACCAGTGAGCATGTGTGCCGTTGTGAATCATCTTAACTGAGTTAGGATCTGTGCGTAGCTCAGGAGCCATGTCAGTGTATGCTGTAACTACGTCGTGACCGTTATCTAATCCTTGCTTAATAGAAAGGATTATATCTTGCGTAATGTCAGGCATGTCGCCTTGAACATTAATGTAGCTTTTGTACACTCCAGTAGCACGTCTAAAAAAGCCCTTACCGGATAGTGCTTCGACACCGTGCGCACAACGTTCAGTGCCGTTGTCAGCATCGGGTGTAATACGTACATGCTCAGCTGGTATTTCTTTTTTAATCTCAGCACTGTCAGTAAGAACAAACGTATCAAGGCCAGTAGCTACGCACTTGTCGTACACTGTGCGAATAAGACTCTTGCCGTTGAGATCAGCAAGCATCTTTTTAGGAAAGCGAGTACTTGCTAGCCTCGCTGGAATTAAAATAGCAGTGTTATTCGGCATGGTGTACTCCGTTAGTGTGCCAGTCAATTTCTCTAATTACTTGTTTAAAGTCTTCAAGCTTAACCATGTTAGGACCGTCGCTAGGTGCGTTGTCAGGATCGTCGTGTACTTCTAGAAAAAAGTTGTCCACGCCCATAGCGCTAGCAGCACGGGCAAGTGGAGCAACATAATCCCGGTTACCGCCTGAGCTAGAACCTTGACCGCCTGGCTTCTGTACTGAGTGGGTAACATCAAATACAACAGGAGCGTTGAACTGCTCAAGCATATAAAGTATACCAGTGAAATCAACAACCAAAGTGTTATATCCAAAACTTGTTCCTCTTTCTGTTATCCAAACTTCTTTAGCGCCTTCAGTTTTACTTAGAATGCCTTTGACATCCCACGGTGCTAAGAATTGGCCTTTCTTGATATTTACTACGCAGTCAGTTTCGCACGCTGCTTGTATTAAATCAGTTTGTCTACAAAGGAAAGCAGGTATTTGAATCACGTCTACAATATTTTTAATTTTATTAATTTGTGAAACATCGTGTACGTCTGTAAGAATTCTTAAGCCTGGTATTTGCTGTTTCATTTCTGCAAAGTCGAGCATAGTTTGCTCTAAGCCAACACCACGTTTGCCATTAGCACTTGTGCGATTTGCTTTGTCGAAGCTTGCCTTGAAAATGTATTCAATGTCTTGGCCGCGACTTTCGCAAACTTCTTTACAATGCTTTGCTATCATTAGGCTGTGTTCTAAGCTTTCATGCTGACAAGGTCCTGCTATAATTCTCATACGTTGAGCATCCAGTAACTGTAATTTAGTACGCTAGCAAAGCTTACACATAGATAAAATACAATCCATGTAGATGTTTTGTTAAGTAAACTCATTTTTCGTCCTTAATAAGAAAATATATATCTAAAAGTTTAGACATTTGTTGTTTAAGTGCTGGGTGTGTCTTTGCTAACTTGTTAATCTTTTCCCAGTCATTCCAGGATAAAAGTTGTCCTTTAGCTCGAGCAACAGCATCGGGATCCCCGCCTACAATCCAGCGTGGTCGACTGTTGTATGGAGGATCCCGGTAGCGTGCATATACTACGCCGTCGGCCCGTTCGTAAATAAGAGACTGATCAGGCGGATATGGCATATTATTTTACTTTGTTAAGTTCAGCAATAATAGCGGCTTTAGTTGCAGTAGCAGCAACCTTGACCTTCTGCTTTTTAGCATGTGCTAACAGATCTGCTTTTTTCATACTAGCAAAATCAACAGCAGTTGACTTTACTGCTTTGGCTTTTGTAGTGACAGTTTCTTTTGCTGCTGCTACTTTAGTCTTAGCTTTAGCTTTAACTGCTGCTGCTTTAGTTTCCATTGCTTCGCGACGCTCAGCAACTTCGTCTACTGCTGCTGCTTTTACTTTAGAAGCAGCTTCTTTTACTTCTGCACGGCCTGCGCCGAACAAACGTAGTAACCAATTAAACATTTTATAATCCTTTATGTTTTTGTTCCAATAGTGCGACGTACAATATCATCGTGGGCAAATTCTGCCCAGTATAGTTCAAAAGCTACGCCATCTTTTAAACCTTCAAACTGATGTATCTTGCCTGGCTTAACTTGAGTAAAGTCGCCAGCTTTAAGAATTGTTTCGTCAACAAGGCCTTCCTGATCGTCATCTTGCCACACCCGTACGATCATTTCTCCCGACTCTACAAAAAAGCCGTTCCATTTAAATTGGTGTGCATGTTCGGAACACTTGTATCCAGCATTGAATTCAATACGGTGAAACTCTAGTACGCCGTTAGCGTGTACTAGCTCAGTGTTCCCCCAAATCTTTCCTGCCTTAATTCCCATATTATATTCCTTTACAATAAGTTGTGTAACTGTAATGTTTCACTTTGACGGTTAATGTCCTTGATAAAGAAAGCACACAACGGATCATCTTTTGCTTCGATGGGCGTTGTTATTAGCTGTGCGTTCTTAGTCTTAGGAAAATACCATTTTACATCATTATATATGTTTGTAATCGACACTGTCATAAATTTATGAGTGTAACTCGATAACGGATTAAAAACAAAGGCTTCAAACCCTCGATCGTTAATACTAGTCAAGGGCAAGATTTCTAAGTCGTTGCCGGCCATTGGGTCTCCGACAAGAACATGCCAATCAAGCGGCATAACAATTTTATTTCCGCCGATGTCTAATTCCATTGCCGGCGAGTTAAACGATTCTAAAAAGATAAGTGGCAAAAAGAAAAAGTCAGGTTCAGCTGGACTTGAGTTATCAAGAATACTAAATCGAATGTCTTCTTCGAGCTCGTCAGGTAGAGTATTTAGATTAAAGCAGGTATTGTCTAGTGTTAAAATTTGCATTAGTTTTTCCAATCAGATTTTTCTATAGTAAATGGATACTCGGCTTCTTTATAAAATTTCTTACGTTGAGTAAGATGCCGTTTCGCAAATTTACAGTTGCTGGTAATATCCCAAATTTGCACAAAGTCTTTGTCCTTAGCCTTACGAACACCACGTCCGATACTTTGAATTACACGTACGAACGACTTGCCAGGCTCAAGAAGGACAAGATTAAAAATGCGAGGTATATTAATTCCCACGGCTGCAACCCCGTAAGTCGCGATGACCACGTGGTTAGTTCCTTCATTAATTTCATCGTATGCTTCCTTTCTATCTTTAAGTTTTACATCGCCCTTAACAAACGCACTACCGGGAATAAGTTCTTGTAACATCTCACCTGCGGAAATTCTGTCAACAAGTATAAGTGTGTTGCCTGATTCTTTAACCTGCGTAAGTAGTTTGCCGATATACTCGATACGAGCTTTGTTTGTAGTTAGATATTTCAACTCACTCTGGTAGTCAGAGTAAGTAACGTTGTCTGCTAGCTGTACTACATTAACATGACACGCTGACAGCACGCCTTTGTCTTGTAGTTCCTTTGCTGAGATTTGACCAATCACTGGCCCAATGCTTGCGTGAATACTTTCGAACTCATGCGCTGCTTTTGGTACAGTGCCAGTTAGGCCCCAACGTATCGGCGCAAACCTAAGATTACGGGTAAGTAGATCTTTAAGAACGGGTGCTTTGGCTTGGTGTACTTCGTCAACAATTACACAAGTGATGCCTTCTAAGAATTCATCAAGCGACAGTGCTGACTCACCTTCCTTGTATTTCTTGTCAAGTGTATTTAGACTCTGCCAAGTACAAATAGTGTGAGTCTTGTTCATATCTTTTCTATCACCAAAGTATACACCAACGTCGAGTCCGCAGTTAATGTAGTCTTCTTCAGTCTGTACTACAAGACTTTTGTTAGGAACAATTACAATACTGCGCCCATACTTCTCGCCCATGTGCGATAGTGTAGCTGTTGTAATTGTCTTACCTGCGCCTGTAGCAATCTGCTGTAGGCTTTGCGGGTTGTTAGCAAAGTTATTAATAGCGTCAACTTGATAGTCGCGAAGCATAATTAGTTCGCCTTCAGCCGGATGCCCTTTAGGCCAACGTACATCTTGGTCAGCCCAGTAGCTTTCTGTAATTACATCAAAGCTAAGGTCAATAGCCTCACGCTGGTCGTCGATCTCACTGATTGTGATTCTATTATCGTCAAGTATCTTAACAACTACGTCTAGGTGATTAACGTAGCCGGTTCCGCCAATGCCGAAGAATGCTACCTTGCCGTCCCAGCGTCCTAGCTTATATTGTGGACGATAGCGAGCAGTTGGATCTTCAAACTTCAGTGCGTTTGCTAGTTTGCGACGAATGTCAACATCAAGTCCTTCGATCTTAATATTAACTTCGTCTTGAATAATAAGTTTACATGATCTCATTAATTAATTCCTGCGTATAAGAAAGGCTTATCTTTATTATTATAGCATATAGCTAGATTTAGTAAAGGCATTTTTCTAAACATACTAGTAGTAGTTGGATTGATAGCAATAACAGGAGTAGCATCATCAGAAGAAAATGTTCGTTCTATTGAGTTAATTGCTGAAGTTACCTGGGGCATCTCAGACCGCTCCGGAGCGCTAACTTTACCGTTAAATGTTTTGGATAAGTTGTGTGCAAAATCAATAGCAAGATTGACTTCCTCTATACTAATGAAATAACCGCTATGGGCAACCCTAACTTTATCTCTCTTTAAAATATTTAATGCTTCGCCTAACTGCTCTATAGTTGCTTCTTCTGTAGTGATATTCACCACGGCTGTAACGTTGCCTAGCTTTCGATTTACAATAGCTTCGACTATGTTGTTTTCGTGTTCAATATAGTCTTGATCGAAATGCACTAGTCCTAAATCATAACGGCGATCCATGTATATAAACATATTGTCATCACAAGGTTCGCCAAACTGTTTGTGCATCTTTTCAATAGCAGTCTCAGGAATGTTTTTAATTTTATTATTATAAATTCCAGGCACAACTGATTCTAGATTGTTGTACATATCTCTTAGCTGTTCAAATCGGTCTAGTAAATCAGGTTCGATTGTAAACTGATGATGCTGTAGTATGTTTACTATATGAAAGCAACTTTCATCTGTAAACTCGTAGTAATGTAATGATTGTTTTTTGTCGTCGTGTTGATGCCATTTTTTACAAGTCTCAATAAAGTTAATAAGCTTTTTATTGAATACATATTTTATTTCTAACTCGTCGTTATTGGAAATTTTAACACTTCGTTCTCGATCAATTGTCCTAAGCGGGTACTTTAGCAGAAACTCTTTCGCTGAACGAAATTTAAACAAGTCACTGTATAGGTCTAGTTTAAGGCAAGCTAAATGATATTGGCGATCAGTTAGTGCTAATCGCTTACTGTGAATCTGCTGAGCAAAACTAGCAAATAGCTCTCGATCGCTAGGCGAGACTTGATCGTGCGCCGCGGCGTCTTGAATAATATCTTCGATATACATGATATCATAATATATTATTTTAGGTGACTTGTCAAGTAAATTATTGGAATACCTTGTTGAATTTCTGTAATGTCATGCTCAACATGCGCATAGTCATTTAGCCATTGTGTTCTATCAGGCTTTATTGGATTCTCAATAGTGCTGTAATCGTGATTGCCTACGTCATACGCTAAGCTGCTTGGGCCTACAAATACAGGTATGCCTTCTATTGCTGCTTCAATAGCAGGGTTGCTTGACCAGTTGACCACTGCCCATGCTTGCTTACAGTTAAAATCAAAGTCGTCATATGTGCCTTTTAGCTTCGCGGGTTCTTGTACTCGAACGTTCTTAAACTCGTATTGAATACCAGACATTCGACAACGTGGATGCGAACGTACAATAATTTGTCTATCAGTGTAACCTCTAATTTCTTCAATAGTATTATACACCCAAGTTGAAAGCGAAGGCATGTTACACCACTGTTCGCTTTTATCGTGCTGCGTTACTAATAGTATGTTGCCGTCTTGATTGTCACGCCATGGCTTTGCTCTTAGGTCAAGAAGGTGTTTGCGTGCTCCGTCAAAACCGTTAGGGGCAAAGTAAGCGTCTCTGTTTACGCCGTTAACACCCACTTTCCAATAAGTGCCACGCTTTATATTGCCTACTTCAATTACAACTACTGGTTTATTTTGTGCTCGAGCCTTATCCCAAATCTCTCGATTCTTTGCCATGCGGCCGTGCCATAGTACGCTCCAAATAACGTCAACGCCGTCGGTGCTATTGTGTACTACGTCGTGGCCTAGTTTTCTTGCGCCCATCTCAAACGCTTTGAATACAGGGGCGCTGTTCATTGCGCCATGATTTGTCCATAGATTGAATTTCATTATTAAATACCTTACAACAGAAAGATGTATGATGAAAAATATACAAGTACTTACCACTTTTCATAAGCCTGGGTTAGATCTTTACGGTCAAAATTTTATTACCAGCTTTGAACAAAAAGTCGATAAACGTATTAAGCTTTTGGTTTACGCTGAAGATTGCGATCCTGTCATTACTGATCCTAATCAAGTTATAGTTTACGATGCTAAAAAAGAATTACCTAAACTTGTAGCATTTAAAGACAAATGGAAGGACAGTCCCAAAGCTAACGGTGTGCCGCCGGAAGATATCAAGGCAAGGCGTCCACGAGATTGGCATAAAAAGTTTAAATGGGACGCTGTACGGTTTGCGAACAAAGTATATGCTGTGCTTGACGCTTGTGAGAAATCAACAGACTGGTGTGTATGGATGGACGCTGACACGCTGGTTCATACTGAATGGAGTTATGATGACTTTGCTAAGTTACTGCCAGACAACCAGTGGCTCACGTATGTAGGTAGAGGAAAAGGCTCTCAGACCTGGCCCGAGTGTGGATTTTACGGTATGAACCTAAAAGATAAATCCTGTATCAAGTTTCTTAAAGAATTTGAAAGAGTCTACGAAGACGCAGACAACGGCATTTTTAAATTAGAAGAATGGCATGACAGTTTTGTATTTGGTGATATTTTAAATAAAATGAAAAAGCACGATCCAAATGTTTTAGACTACAGTGCTGAAATGTATTTAAAAGAAGCAAAAACCGGAGGCGGCGGTCATCCTTTAATTAATACAGTCTTAGGTACATGGATAGATCATATGAAGGGCGATAGAAAAGAAACAGGTAAAAGTTTACCTAAAGATTTAATTGTAAACAGAAAAGAAAGTTACTGGCAGTAACTACGCATATGCCTCCAACACGAACCGTCGTGTCATTCAGCAAATGTCCAATGGAACATACTAATGCGCTGGAGCCATTTTTCTCTATTAAACTCATCAGGTGATAGTATTTTAGATAAGTCAGTGTTTGCTACTTCAGCACACTGACTTTTTTGTGGGTCAGTTACAAATGCGTGATAGCCCATTATAATTGGACCGACTACACTACTGCTATTATGATTAACAACAGCCCATGCTTTTTGTAAATCTTGTTCGAGCGGTATTCCCCATCTACTTACGACTACATCTTTATATTTAGAAAACATGCTATCTCTTAAATAACGTGGAGCATTTTTATCACCGGGATGTCCTCTGATAATTATTTTCATATCGGTGTGTTTTCTAAGTTCGATAATACAGTTGATTGCCCATTGCATTACTGAACTGTTGCCCATACTCCAACCGCCGTCACGCTGGCAACACAGTACAATATGTTTGCCTTTGTGTTTCATATCACTAAGCTGTATATTACAGTCACGACTAATTTGTTCCCAGCGTTTTGGATTAATACGATCGTCGCAGTAGTTGCCAGTAGTTGGAAAGATTCCGTTTATACTGTAACGAAGATAGTGATGTGGCTTGTTAGTTGCGTTGGCATACAAAAATAAATTACTGTCAGCAGTAATTACATGTTTGTTACGAATACGATCAATAAGCTGTTGACGAAGCGCTAGGTGCGAAGCTGTTTTACCTCGCTCATGCTGCCAGCCTTGAATGATTGCTACATCACAAGGCAAAGGCTCAAATCCTCGATGGATTAATCCCTTGTCGCCGTTGCGTGTTACTCCGTTAGCAAAGTTGGTTAATAGATTTAACTTTTCTTCGTTTTTGTTTTTAGGAGGAATAGTGCTAATATAGCTAATTACTTTCATTGACTATTCGCCAAGCAGTACCGTTACGTAATTCTCGCTCAGTAAACTGATTGTATGCTAAGTTTGAAAGATAAGAATATATTAAAGATGTATCAGGATATTCTATATTATCGATATTTTCTAAAGTGTTAGGGCACAACATAGAAGCAGCATTAGGTCCTAAAGCAATAGCAGGCACTCCGTTTATCAAAGCTTCTGTTGCTGCTATACTATTGTAAGTTACAAGGCAATGAGCGTCAGCTAACGCATCTTGTATTGTATTAGAATTTTGTCGTTCTGTCCGTGACTCAGGTTTCAGTCTCACTTCGATCGGCCTGTCTGTATATTTTTTTATTTCTTCTACAATATGTTGTGTCCAAGTTTTTGCATCAGGCATGTCAAAAATCATCATAACTTTATCACTGGGCGGACATATTAAAATTTTTGACCCAGGGTTATGCTTTTTAATTTTAGTGTTAGTGCGCACTAGTCTATCATCTGGTCTATCAATAAGCTCACTACTAAACTGTAAATTATTTTTAGTTAATCTATGATACATTTTTAGTTTAGGATTTCCAAAATACCCAGTGTCGATGTAATAGAAATCTCTATTAGTGTTCCAGCAATGCTGAATTGCTTCTCTTGATTTTTTACCTACACCTCTAATAATCAGTGCGTTGTCTGATTCTTTTTCGTCTTCCCAACTGCTTATGTATCCGTTACTTCCAAAGGCTAGCGAAGATAACACACCGTCGTATTCTAACGTCTCGCCTTTATGCGTTAGGTTAATTTCGCTAGTGTTAATAGCAGCAACTTTACTTTTCTTTTTCATATCTTCATTTACTTTTTTTTTAAAAAATTTATTTTCTGGGTCAACTAAGCTGTGTGTAAACTCAGTCACTTGTGCTTTGATATCATCAGAATAGTTAATATCAGATATTGTTACATCACGATTCCTAAGGTCTCGTATAGAACTATTTCTTTGGTCAAGTTCGCTTTTATAAAAGTCAATAGCTACGCTATTCCATTCAGCTGCGTATTCACAATCCTTGTAGTTATCAAACCACGGCCCACCTTCTGTGTAGTGGAGTGCTTTCGGCGCTCCGTCGTCTGGCTCATTATACCAACCAACTAACCAATTCCATTCGTGACTTATTTGTCCAATACTGCTATCTGGCAACCAAGAAAATCTGTGGAAGTGTGCACCGTTGAGGTTTTCATTATTAACATTATTTAAAGTTAGTTCATTTATATTTTTCGGATGCTCGCAGTTAATCAGCATCATACTTGACCAATTTTTCTTTGGGTAGATAGTTTGGAGTTTTCCGTCCATCTTTCGACCTGGCTTAGGAGTGTACTGATGCTGCGCACACATAATAGCATAGCTATCGTCAATCTGTTCTACAAGCTTTGCTACGTCATCTAGGAATAAAAAATCACAGTCAATAAACAATGCCCAACCTTCGTAGTCAGCAAGATAAGGTACTAGATATCTTGTAAAAGTAAATTCAGTACTTGCTAGTTTATCTGTAGGACGAGTGTATATACCTGTGTCTCTTAATTTGTGCTGCTTCAGAGGAATAATCTCTACTGGTATCGAAGCACGATCTTCGATACTCTTCTTAGCAACTTGGTAAGCAATATCTTCACGCCTGTCCCAGCCAATGAAAATTTTAAATGGGTTAACGTTTTCCATATTAGTTCCAACCAAAAATGTAATCTTTTCTTACATTTGTAATTTCTGTTGCTCCTAACGATCTTAGATAATCGCCGGCGCAGTAGTTAGTGTCTGCCTGCTGCTCGCATACAATAATAGGTTTATATTTTAGAATAGTTTCTGTTGCACCTTTGAGAACTTCAAGTTCGTGTCGCTCGCAGTCTATTTTAAATAATCCAAACTTAGGCAAATCTAAATCGTCTATGCGTTTGATTTGAATACTGCCGGAGCCAACAGCGCTAACAAAGCTTCCGCCTGTGTTTGAACTATCATACACCATTTCCACTACGGTGTTATCATTGCCTACTGCGTATTTGTGAATTTCAACTGGTAGTCCGGCAACATTTTTTTCTAAGCAAGAATACACTTGCTCTAACGGCTCATACGCAATTACTTTATTAAACTTCTGTGTTAGTGGCTTTGCCCATAGTCCTACATTAGCACCTGCGTCTACCGCAACATCAAAGTCAGTTACATACTTATATGCTTCGTCTCTTACGTCGTCTTGGTATTCTGGCGGACCTCCGTTATTAACACGTTTTGTAATTAGTCTTTCAAAATGGTTGTCGGTGTCGGGCATCCAATAATCAAATACTCTTTTCATTTTTACCTATCAATATTTTAATATACTATTTAACATCATATCCCAAGGCGTGGAAGTCATTCTGGTATATTTCATACAGTCTCTGACGATCGAACTGTAGTACATTATTCGATGACGGATTTATTAATGCCCCAGTAATTTATATTTAACTCGGGCCAGTGTATAATGTTTTGTTTAATTATTTCTTTATTATACACTATAGACTTGCGTCTTCCATACCAGCAACTCTTAACTTTACAATGTTAGTTATTTGCCATTGCTTTTGATCAAGACCTTTTAGAATGCCTAACCAGTTATTACGAATAAGCGCAAATTCATTTACAAGCTTTTCATAGTCGACTACATCAGCTTCGCCGTCGACGTATTTTTCTACATCGCGACTACTTAACGCTCGTTGGTAGTTTTCTAAGTACTTCTTAAAAAATTTACTACGTAATTTACGTAGTTCTATATTTAAGTAATTAAGAATAGCTTCGAGCTCTTGTAACTGATTAAAACGATACTCAACAATACCAGGCATAGCAGCAGAAGCTTTTTCTATGTTACCATAGAGTTTCACTTCTGCTCTAGCTTTATCTAACTCGTCGTTATAGAATGCTACTGCATCTGGGATCTTAGTTAAGTCTCGAGATATCTCACTATACCATCCCATTATTCAACTGGTCCTGTAAAAACTTCTACAATTACCCAAATCATCTATTCCCAATCCTCGTTAACTTCGTTTTCGCTTTCTTCTTCATCTAAGTAGTATTCAATAGCCCCGTCTAGAAGGTCGTCGTGGCCTAAGCAGTCTTTAAGCGTTTCGTCAGAAACACCATAGTCTACGAGCAAATCGACGTAGCGTTCAGCTACGTCGGTTATGCTTTTTTTGTCAAGGTATTCTTTAAAAATACCCCAAGTATCTGTAACTTGATTCTCGTCCACAGATATTCCCCTTACTCTGTTTCAATAACTTCGGCTTCGATAGCCTCGTCGACTTGTAAATCTTCAACGGTATTTATACTGTCCTGTTCGTTCAAAAGAAACTCTGACATTACACGATCAAGAAATTCACCAGTCCAATTCTTACGATATTCTAAGATTTCATTACCATCACGGTCTACGTACAAGTAACGATTGCCTTGCTTCTTAACAAGACCTTTTGCTTCGAACATGTCAAACAAACCACTGTACGGGTCCATGCCAGACTCGTATGGAATCTTAACCTGGACTGCTTCGAATGGTTTAGCATAACGTGTCTTCATAACTTTACAAGCAGCTCGAATACCGTGTACTTGCGATGTCTTATTACCGTCGGCGTCTTCTTTCAGCTTCAGCTTCTTCATAGCAACGACCATCGAGGACGCATATACAAATCCGCTACCACCGGAGATTTTATCGTCTGGATCAAACATATCTTGCGATGCGTAAGTGTGGTTAGTTACTACCATACCTACGTTGTACGAGCCAAACATGTTAACACAGTTTGTTACAAGAGCTTTAAGTGCTTTTGCTTTACGGCCCATATCGCCTTTCATATCACCAGCTTCGAACTGATTAAGTTCAGTCGGTGACATAAGCATACCAAGCGAGTCAACTACAAAAAGTACCTTTGGTCGATCTTCTTCAGGCATTACTTTATAGTCTGCCATAAAGGTGGCAATAGTTTTAGCAACGTCGTCGATCATTGCCATGTTAAGTTTTAGAATCTTGTCATCGCCTGTATCAACACCAAGCGCTTGTAGCCAAGACTCGTCAAGTGCGTTCTCAGAGTCAATTAGTACTACAAAGATTCCGTTTTCTTGCGCAGACTTTACAATGTTGCCTGACACAATATAAGATTTACCAGCGCCGGATTCGCCAGCGAATACTGATACTTTACCTAGCGGAATGCCTTTGTAAAAGTCACCGCTAAGCAGATAGTTAAGGGCATAGTTACCAGTAGAGATCCAATCTTTAGGATCGTTAAAACCGGAACTCATACCTGAAATAGATTTTGTTAAACTTTTTCTAAATTTTGAGGGATCAAAAGCCTTCGTCGTCATGAGTTATTCCTAATGTAATGAAAAGTAGAGCCGAACGCCTCGGCTCTACTATAGTTTGTTAGCCTTGTTGGCGTTGACGGATCATTGCCAAGATGTCTGCTGAGTTAGCAGAAGCATCAGCTGCTGGAGCAGGCGCTGCTGCTGGAGCAGGGTCTACATCAAACGGTACATCACTTGCTGCTTCAGTAACCGGTGCTGCTGCCGGAGCAGGAGCAGGTGTCGGAGCAGGTGTCGGAGCAGGTGCTGCTGATTTTACTGGATCACCAGTTGCTACACCCGGAGCCTTAAAGTAAGCTCCCCACGCTTCCGCATCATATGCTTCGCCGTCTACAGAAGCTTCAAACATTTCAGTAAGAACCTTTACCGCAGTTTCGTCTGGCTTAGCTGGCAAGAAGTCATTAAGATTAAACAAGCCGTGGGTGTTAACAGCTTGCATTTCCTCATCACTTAGTGGACGTTCACGACGTGCCCAGGTAGAAGTTGAGTAGTCTGCGTACTCGCCTTTCTTAGTCTTATTAAGACGGAAGTCAATACCTTGAGTGTAATCAGTCGGTAGTTCTTCCATATCAGGATCCATAAGAGCCTGCTTAATAATCTGGAAGATCTGCGGGCCGATGATAAATCGACGGATTGGATTTTCCGGAGCTTCGTCGTCAGTTAGTGGGTTGTCAGTTACAAATCCTTGGAAAATGTAAGACTTCTTTTTCCAGTACTTACGACCCATGTCTTCGAGGCTTGCGTCTTTAAACCATCCACGTACCTCTGACAGGACTGGACAAGATTCGCCATACATTTCCATACATGGTACTTGTACAATCAAAGGCTTACTATCAGTTTGCCCTTTAATCCCCGCGAACGGAAGCTTAATCATCAAACGTTCTTTCCAGAAGAAAGTGTTATTAGGGTCACTGTCAGGAAGGAAACGGAACGTTGCGTTTTGTCCTTCTTGAATATTCCAGAATGGATAGATTGGGTTTGGACCACTCGGGCCTCTGCTGCCGCCGGAGTTGTTGTCTTGTTGTGCGAGCTTCGCACGGATTTCTGCTAGAGATGTCATAATAAGTGCCTTTCAATTGCCTTTTAATATGTTTTGTGTGTGCCTTTAGTGTGTAGCACAGTTTATATACTACACAATATTACTTAGTCTGTCAATAAAAAAATTATAGATTTTCGATATATTTTTCTAAGTCAATTGACTCAGGTAGTCTGTTTGCCGCTAGAGTTTTATAGTCACGTCGTGTGTTGTTGGTCTTGTTAATATTACGTACATCAAAGCCGAGCATTCTAGTTCTAGCAAATTGGCGTAGATCCTTTAGGAAATTATACCAGTCTTGTCTAACATGATCATCTTTGTCGCCTACTAGATTGTCGCTATACATTACTGTAATTTTTTCATCATCGATCGAACAGCTACATTGCCCTAAACTTTCACCGCCCCGTGAATATTCAAAATCATAAAAGCGTGCGTCGCCTGGAACGTTAGTTACTTGTCCGTCTTCGGTGCCTATAGTAATAGAAGGAAACTGTCCTCTAAGTTTGTTGAACAGTTGTTCTGCTACTGCGTTTAGGTTATCCATGGTATTGGTCCTTTAATTTATCTAAGTATTCAACAGCTCTTTTGTTATTGCGTAATGCTTGTATTTCTTGTCTAGAAAAATTACTGTTGCCTTTGTTATTACGTTTCATTTGCTCTGACATGTGTTTCAGAAACTTATCTTGGGAAGGATTGTCAACAAAGTTATTAGTGTATAATTGCCACACACGGCGCCATGCTAGTAGCTTTCTTATTCCGTTTTTAATTCCATTGTCAACTACTCCGCCATCGTCGTCAACGCCCATGGCAGCGATATCACGCCTGAATTGTGCTTTTCTATCTGAGAACGATCCTAGCTGATTACCTTCTTTATCTACTAGCGGTAGTCCCTCATTGTCCCTGTTTCCCTCCCAGAAACGGACTGCGCCTTTGCCTTTAAGCTCGGCACGTGCTTCTGGACTCGGAGCGTCTCTGCCGGCGCTGCCTGCTCTGTCTGGGTTTTTCACTTTGTTCAAAGTCTGTGAGTAGTATCGATAAGCATCGCTTGGTGATTTACGTCTGCTAGGGCCACCGGTGTCTGTTGCGTACTCTTCAATCTTTTGGTAGAATCCTGCAAGTGTATCAAACCACCCTCGTAACTGTGTAAAGTACCCAGGTTCTTCTACTTCGACAGTTTCTAACAATTCTTGTAGTATGTCAAACTCTTCAACAAGTCCGGCAACTTCATCTCTTCTATTATACAGTTCGTCGAACGCTTCGGGCGTAAGAACCAAATCGCCTTCGATGATATCAATAGCATCTATTCGTGTTTTTGTAACAATTTCATCACGAACGTCTTGTAACCTTTCAGCGAAGTTATATGCTTTTCTTCTAATTAATTTACCAACATTAGTTTCAACAGCATCGTACTTATTGTCAACAATCTGTTGTTGTCTGTCAGAACGATCAGTAGTTTGTGATAGTTCAAACAGATCTTCTACGTCTTCGTTTAGATCAACAAGATCGTCGTAATCGAACTTAGTAATATCATCCCAACTAGACAATATTACCTCGTTAACTTCCCTGTGTAACACCATAAATTCATCGTTGTAGAATTTGTAACGTTTCTGCATCTTTTCAACTAAGTCATCAATTTGATTAATACGATTAGTTGTTGAGGAAACAAAATTATTCGGCATATTGTCTATTGTAGAAAACGCATCAACATCTGCTCTTAGTCTAGTAGTATCTACACCAAATATGTAGTCTGAATCAATGTCAGCGTCTTCGCTCTGTGCTTCTGCTGTGAGTCTATCAAAAGTTGTATTGATTTTTTCAATAAACTGCTTTTGTCTTTCGATAATAACCTTGTATAGTCTCTCGTCAAGTTCTTCAAACTCTTCCTTGCCGGTAATAGCATTACTAATAATTTTTGCTTTTTCGCTGAATTCAGCGTCAAGTATTATTTGCATGTTAGCTAACTCGTCAATCTCGATTCCAGCTACGTCTGATTCAATATTGCTTACTAGTACGTTAAGTGGTTCGATTACTGCGTCAAACGCTGCCTCGTTGCTTGTGGTTTCGGCTTCGATCTCTTTGAATGTTTTCAGCTGGCCGGAGATAATTCTGCGACGCTCTTGTTCTCTCTTAGCAGTCTCTTGAGCGTCGGCTCTTATTTCATCACGGTTAGCTAGTTCTTCTTCGCCAGCAGCGTCTCTTGCTGCGCCTTGATCATCTAGTTCTTGGACTGCTTGCTCTAACTTAGCAGTGCGGTTTGCTGCTTGTTGATCTAGTTGATCTACGTCAAGATCAACCGGCTCATTAGCATCAATTACACTTTGCTCTTTTGAATGCTTTTGAATAGCATCCGGTACTACTTGTGTTAGTAGACTTAGAGAGTAAAGTATTCTATCAGAAAGATTAAAATCAGGTTCGCCGCCGGTAACTGCTATCGAGTTTAGATTTCTAGGATTAAATCCATAATATAAAGTTGAATTACCGCTTTGGCTGTTAATGAAATCTTCTTGTGCTTTGTACTTAACATAAGTTTCTTTAAGATTGTTTATATATTTTTCTCTGTTTTCTGGATTTAACAATTCACTCTCAGTGTTGTCAATCTCTCTGGTTAGACGCAAAATGTAACTAGCACGAGCTTCGCCTTGTTCAGCATCAAACATATTAACGATTTCTTTATGAACTGCTATTGCTGCGTCAACTTGATCTCGAGCACTATTGTCAGCATCGGGAGATGCTGCACCTACAAATCCACCAGTGCTGTCATTAGGTACTCGGTTTGTTGCCATCCACTTGTTTATATCACTTCTTACATTGTCAATGTAACTGTCAATGTAACGACGATCTACTTCATTCTCGCCGGAGCCTCTACCAGTGTCTAGTGTATTTTTAAGAGCAGTGTCAAAAGCACGGCGTGCCATTTCTTTAAATCCAGGGCCGCGACCAGTATCTAGTGTGTTTTTAATCGCTTGTAAATACGCACGCCTAGACATTTCTAGCCTAGCGCCGTAGTTGCCTCTTGTAGGGCCGGGTGTATTTTTAATCGCAGTATCGTAAATACGACGTGCTGTTTCTAGTGCGCCGCCGCCTCTTGTAGGTCCTTTAGTGTTAGCTAACGCTTTATCAAACTCACGTCTAGCCATTTCTAAGTAGCCGCCACGTTGGTCAGATCGTCCAACGCCTGTACCGCCTTCTGGCCCTACTTCGGGATCGCCTAAGAAGTCTTGATCTTTATCTACATCATAACGTGGATCAAATGGCTTGTCGTCATCTGGTCCTAAGAAGTCTTGATCCTTATCTACATCATAACGTGGATCAAATGGCTTGTCGTCATCTGGTCCTAAGAAGTCTTGATCTGTGTCTGCGTCGTATCTTTGGTCATATGGTGTATCGTCGTCAGCGCCGTACAAGTGTTGATCTCTTGCTGCTATAGCGCTTGCTCCTACGTTTTTAGCTGCGTTACGTATTGCGTTACGTACAGCTTTTTCTTGTTCAGCAGCTAGTTTGTTTTCGGTAGCAATGCGCTTTGCTTCGGCTCGTATAAAGTTTCTATTAGCTGCTTCTTCTTCGCCTGCTCTTTTTCTGTCCGCAGCTTCTTGAGCTGCTTGACGTATAGCGTTTCTAATATCTGTTTCTTGGCTTGCTGCGTCATCGCTAGCTACTTTATCTTTTGCTTTTTGGCGTATAGCATCACGTATAGCTGCTTCTTGTTTAGCAGCTTGAATCAATGCTCTTTGTTCCTGCGTTAGCTCAAAATCTTTTTGCTTACCTTTGAGGCTATTAATAATAGGAGCAACAGCATCGATAGTAGGAATTAAACTAACTAATTGCTGTTGCCAGGAAGGGTTGCCAGTAGTTGCCCATTTCTTCAATTCTGCATACGCAACAGTTCTAGAGCCGGTGTCTGTTCTAAATATATCCGACATTGATAAACTGTTCAATACACGTTTGTTAAACGTAGTAGTATACTCTGGTGCATCTCTATACGTTTTCTTTATATTTACTATTTTTTCTTCGGCTGCATCTGTTAAGCGTTTAAGGTCATCATCTATTTGGTTACCTAGTTCACTAACTTTTTGAAAGGCCGTTTCGACGTCTGCGGCAGTAAGTTCTTTGCCTGTTACTTGGCTAAGCGCATCAACAACACTAATATCTTTACCGTCAGCAATGTCAATAGCGTCCCCGAGCTGTTGCAGAGTAAAGCCTATGCCAACATCTTTTGTAGTGTCAACTGTGCCTAATTGTTTTCCTTGTAAACCTTGGCCTATATTATCTACTATAGTTTTTGCGTAACGATTGATTTCTTTAAAAGCAAAGTTTCCATCGCCGCCGTATACTTTTTGCACATAGTCAGCTACATTATCAACACCGGCACTACTCATGTTCGCTTTACTCGGGCTGCGATAATCGTCGATAAGTGCAGCTTGTGATACTGTAACCCAATCAGCTAGCACTGGTAAATTTTCTACACCCACTAACTTCCCAGCAGCCTTGGTTCCCAAAGTATTAATAGAAAACCAAATGCTTTTTAATTCACTAAAGCTAAATTTTTTCGATTTATTTTTAGCGATTTTGGTTAAGGATTTTAGATTAGTGCGCACGTTATACATATCAGTAGTCTGCTCGTTAATAAACTTAGCAGTTACGTTGTTGATGTGTTTTTCAAATTTATCAAAATATTTAGACATTAGATATCCTACAATGTATTGTAGTATTTATCAATAACTACGACTGACAAATATAGGGAGTGGCGTTTCGTAGTCGTCGTCTTCCTCGACCGTAGTAAACGTACTATAGATTCTTGGATCCCAATCTTTCAATACAGTCATCATTCGAATAATCAATAGTACACTACTAATTAAGTCGTCAGTTTCGCCCGGCTTTGCTTTAAAGCTATTACCACTTGCTACATAGCCTTTTAGTTCGCCAAGTAATACTTTACTGTGTATTCGCATCTTGCCGTTTTCGAGCATAGTCTTAAGTCGTGTACAAGCGCCAATCTTAGAACCGTGTGTAGTGTTAAATCCTTTACGGAACTTTCTAACGTGACCTTTACGTATTGGTTCACTTACAAAGTAACCAGGAATGTTTTCCTCGCCGTAGTCTTGTATTACTAACAGTGCTGCTTCGCCGATGCCGTTGTTTTCTACACTCCAGTACAATGCTGAACCGGGGACGTCCTCGGAGATATATTTGCAAATATCTTTTAGTATTCGT